GTCTTTTCACATTTGAGAACGATGATGAGAATGGAAGAGTTTGTGATGTTGCTATTTATGAAATGGGAGCGAGATTTCCGATGCAAAAGCGCTTGGATCATTTGTTTGTATCCGAGCGTCAGTTGCACAAGATTTCGAGCTCGACTGGAACTTTAGTTCACACTCTTCCTGGATTTGGAATGAGTACTCGTGGTCTGTCTGTTAGCTACGGAAAGATCACTCCTGTTGATGCTGCTGATCCGATAAAATATAGTTATACAAAGGATGGTGAGGTTATGAGAATGAACTTACGATCTGGATGGAACTATTATGGTGAGACAAGAGCTGGTGACTGTGGAGCTGTGTTGCTTATAAACAACAAGCTTATAGAAGGAAAATTCATTGGAATACATGTGGCTGGTAAGCCAGGTGCAGGCCTTGGATATTCTGAGTTAGTGACTCGAGAAATGCTAAATGCTTTACTGGATGCGACTGAAACAGGCGCTATAAAAGGACCCGATTTTGACGACTCTGGAATCCTCGGGCAAGGATTGGAAATGCGAGTATCCCCTCAAGGATATTTTACTCCAATTGGTGCTGTTTTACCGCAGTATGCCCCTAGACAACACGAGAAGACCGACATTAGACCGACCCCAATTTTTGACAAAGTTCGACAACATGTGACTGAACCTAGTGTTTTGACAAACCGAGACCCGCGAAATAAGTCTGGTCATTCTCCATTGATGATGGGAATTAATAAGTATGGTCGTAAGACTGTGCCCTTTGATCCTGCTGTTAGGAGATATGCCAAGGCTGAAGTTGGATTGGAAATGACAATGCCCTTCCCACGTGAACGAACAATCAATTTGGATATGAACTATGTTTTACATGGTGATTCAACTGGTGTTAATGCGATGAATCTTTCATCGAGCCCGGGATTTCCCTGGGTATCGATGCGAAGAGGAACTGGAAAGAGCTGGTTGATTGACAATGACGAGAATGGAGTGTACACGTTAAAACCGGAATTGGCTAATGCTGTTTGTGTTGACTTGGATAAGTTAACTGATTGCCAGATACCTAATACTGTTTGGATAGATTGTATGAAAGATGAAAGACGGAAACTCAGGAAGATTGAGGAGGGAAAGACGCGTTTGTTTACAATTGCGCCTGTTCACTTCACAGTTATCACGAGAATTTTCTTTATTGACTTTATTAATGCTTTCCAGAGAAATAAGTTGAAGAGTTTCTCAGCCATTGGAATCGATTGTGAATCCTTTGATTGGGAGATGTTTTGGCGAAGAATGGAAGAAGTTTCCAATTCTGGATTTGATGGAGATTTTGGTTGTTTTGATGGCACTCTTTTCCCCGAATGCATGGATGATTGTAGTGAGATAATATCTGACTGGTATGATGATAATGTGGACGGGATCAGAGTTGTTATCGGAGAACGAGAATATGTATGGACCCAACAACAATGCCGTCTGATAAGGAGAATGATTATTTCAATGATTATCCACACCTGTCAGTTGGTAATGAACACCCTTTATATGACCCATCAGGGTATGCCTTCGGGTTGTGCTCTGACAGTGATAATAAATACCATGGTTAATGCCATGTATTTGAGAATCGCCTTTTATTCGTTGGTAGGGCGACGTGAACCCGGATTGTACAATAAAACTGTGCGAGACGGGATTTATGGTGATGACAACGCTTTGGCTGTAGCTACGGAAATGCAGTCAATGTTTAATTTTGTTTCCGTTTCTAAGTTCTTTCGGGAGCACGGGTTGGAATATACCCCTGCCGAGAAAGACAGTGAGGGCGTTGCAATCAGACCACTTTCTGAGTTGGGCTTTTTGAAGCGCAAGACTGCTTGGTTTCAGAACCGCGTGCGAGTGCCGCAAATGGACAAGGATACTATCTATGAGATGTTGAATTGGGTTCGAGCCAAGGATGATGGGGATGTGGTTCCCCAACTTTACTCGAACATACGTGATGCGTCATGGTTTATGTTTTTCTATGGAATTAAGGCTTATAGGAGCTTTAGATTTGAGTTGAATCAACAACTTGAGAGAGCCGGACTCGATAAAAGTCCCGACTTTTTTGAGCTGTTTCACGAGAGTTTTATTTCCAAGATACAATAGGGATGTTATATTCCCAGATGGCGGCTTGTATCGGGCCCACGTGTATAATGCGTGTAGGATATTGCTAATTTATTAGTATTTATGTTCCGATCGCCGGCGGACTTATTTTATTTTGGAGTTTACGCAAAT